TTTGATACGAGCTTTATACCAATTCAATTTTTGTTCAAAAGAACGATGTTTATCTTGTAAATCAAAAAATATTTTATTGATTTCTTCTGGAGAATAAACAAGAGTTCTTACTACTGGTTGATCTGTGTCAAGACCCTTATCTTTAAATGATTGTGTTCTAAAAGGAGTAAAGTTAAGAACATCTTTTCTTAAAATTGAAAGGAATCCTGCTTTATGGATTTTTTTACCTAAGTGAGCAGCAGAAGCTTCAACTGCGTAATAATCTGCAATTTCTGCTATTGTCCAACTGTGTAATACATCAGCTTCAGTAAAATGTTCTAAAGGTGAAATTAATTTTTGTTCTGGAGCTCTTTCTTTAAATTCAAGAACTTCATCAGTATCTAATTTAAAATAATCACTTATAGCACCTTTTAAAAATTCCAAATTCTTTTCTTTAGTGTTAATAGCAGAACGTAGCCATGCAGATACTGCGTACAATTCTCCTTCTTTAATAGCTAAAGCATTTAAATCAATTTTTTTAGGATCTTTAATAACGATATCTTTACCTAACCAAGAAACTGTTTCTTTAACTGCTCCACTAGAAACAATTTCAGTATTAGTTACTTCAGCTATTTCTTTTGCTAAATTTGCAATATGATTAGCTTCTGACATTGATAATCCAGTTTCTGTTGTAAAAAATTTTGTATTTTCCATAAGTATATTTTTAAATGTTTTAAATTTGTTTTAGGAGACTATGAGGGATTCGAACCCTCATCTGTACCCGTCAGGATACCGTTTTGCCAGTTAGACTAATAATCTCAATGCTACAAGTATTTCAGTCTTTCTTTGTAACATTTCTCAAATTACTTGGACTGACAAGTAACTTAGATAGTGGGCAGGGGTGGATTCGAACCACCGACCTACCGGTTTGGGTGAACTGAATCACTTAAAGCCAGTCGTTCTAACCAACTGAACTACCTGCCCAACTTTTAATTTTCTGTTGAATTTGTTTCTGCGATATTTTCAGAAACTTCAGATTTTAATTTAGTAAAAACAAATGCTGTAGTTGCTAAATAATGATTTGTTCCGTTTTCTACAACAACTAAACCATCCGGATCAAAACCAACAATCTTATATTCACGATTTTCATGTTGAAAAGTTTTTTCTAAATCTTCAACTTTTAAAGGAGATGCATGTACAAATTTACTATGCTCTCTAATAAAATAACTACGATACTGTTTAATCAAAAGCTCTGAGAAAATCCTGCGTTTCATAATTGTTATTGTTTATAGTTAATATTAATTAAATGTTTCGAGACTAAAAAATTTTATCCTAAATATTTTAAAATTTTATCCGTAATTTCAATATATTCATGAAGTTCTAAACCAAGTTTTTCAAATGATGTTTCTCCAAACTCGCTAGAAATTAAAGTTGTATCTGAATAAATTCCTGTGATGAAACATTTATCCATTGGAATATACAACTTTTCAATTTTTTTACTTTTTAGAGCATTTGAGATAATATCTAAACAAGCTTTCTTTAAAAAACTGTTTTCTTTATCCATTAATCTTTTTCTGCGAATTATAAGATCTAGATTCATTTAAGGATTTATCAGGTAACATATTAGTATCAACTTCTGGTGGCGTACTTTTACCGAGATTCCAAAGAATACCAGAAATTAAACCAGTATAAAGATCATCAAATTGATCTATAGTTGGTTTAAATTTAATTTCTAAATTACAAATCAACCAAGAATAATAAACAAGTTTACAATAATTTTCTTGTCCAACTAATCTTTTAAGTGTTTCAGAATTTTCCATATTTTTAATTATCTAGATGTTAATCTATGTATTTAAACACATTGTTATAGTGTATCTTATTTAAAATATAAGATCTTAAACGTAATGCATTCTTTTAATACTTAACGATTATCGTAGAATCATTTAAGATAGTAGCTTTTACGGAGTCTGTTTTATCATAATCCATAATTTGTATCTTATTAGGATAATTCTTAATAGAAATGCTTGAATCTTTTAGGGATAATCCAATGATAATGCCAAATAAAAGACTTGAAATTAATGATAATGGGAAAACAAAAATTAAATTTTTCATAAGTGTGTTTTTAAAATATAAATAAAATTTTTTAGAATAAAAATTATTTTAAATTTTTTGTTGGATCTGGTTTTAATCTATTAGTCATAGTATGCCAAGTGTCCATTGGTGCTTCGTGTTCTCCAACTTCGACATATAATTTACCTGGAGTGAAGCTAAAAATTTTAACTAATGGCATTCTATCATCTAAAAGAACCCATTCTCCTATTTCTAGGTTGTATTTATTATGGTTCATTATAGAGATTGTTTAAATAAAATTCGATGATATGGTACTTCTACTTCTTCACCTTTACATTCAACTATCATGAATGAATCTTCTTCTTTTTCTTGCCAACTTGGTTTGTCACTTTTAAACTTAATAAATTTTATTGGAGTTAATGTTTCATCATCTTCTAAACGAAACATAGGTTTTTTTGTATTAATAAATGTCCATTTAGGAGAAGTTATATAATTGTAAAGCTCTCCATTAATAACAATTAATTTTGTATAACTATCTGATAAATCAATATCATCTTCTATCAATTCAAATAATTTATTATCGTCATTTATAATTGATAAAAAGTAGTTATTAAGACTTAATGCAATTTCTTGTGAAAAGAAATACGAATAAAAGGTTCCTCTATCACCGGTATAACCAATAACACAGCAAGGTTTATCTTCAAAGTAAATTAAATAACGATAAGATTGTTCGTCAGAATCTGAAGAATTATCATATAAAATAAAACCTTTAAATTTTAAAGTATCAAATTTATCTTGATTTATATCATAATAATTAATATTCCATTCTTCTAATAGATGGGAAAATGTCCATAAATCAATTTCAATTTTAGGTAAATTGAAATTAAGTAAATCTTTAATTTTTATTTTCATTATTTTTTGTATTTATAATTAAGTTCGAATTTAAGAGAAGTATCTTCAACACATTTCCAGATAATAGATGCTCCAGAATCATCGGATGCCTTTAAATAATCAGAATATTCAAATGTTCTTGTAACTCCTGTTTTAGAATTTTTCAAAACAATTTTATGATCGGAAATATCAGAAAAATATTTAAGACCTGGACAAGAAAAGGTTTTTGTTTCTTTATTCCAAGTTAGATTATTAACATACCAAAATATTGTACTACCATAACCTAATTTACCACCTTTAGGAAATTTAACGGTTTTCATAGCGTTATCTATAAGAGACCAACGATAGGGTATTTGTTTTTTTCTAAAGTTTTCATTACGATAAGAAAAAGTGTCTATTCTTGCATAGACACAACTATCAATTATTTCTCCATTACTAAGATTGATTAAATATTCAAGTATTCCTTGTTTGCGATATTGAGCTCTTTTAACTGGACTTAATAACATTTGATATAAGTTTTAATTTGTATATGTAAATATAATAAAAAGAATTGATAAGTGGAAATTTTCTTTTATAAAGTTATTAACAAATGTTTTTTATTTCATATTTTTTAATTACTTTAATAAAACATTTTAAATATGAATATATTTGACATTTTAAATAGGTTGAAGATGATACTATTTTCAATTTTAAATTTTATCTTTGGAGTATTAGTATTTATTTTAGCAGCATGTTATGTAATAATAGTATCATTTTTTGCTATTCTTGCAATAATTATTGATATTTTATTACTTATACCCTTAAGTATACTTTGGATTTTAACAGGTAAAGAATTATTTTTTAATTTATCAGGTAATATTCTTTCTAGTAAATTTTATGAAATGGATGATATAATGTCAGGATCATTTCCTGATTTTTATGATCATTTTAAATTAAGATATTAATTCTTAATCAGAAGAGCTGGAGTAACATTACCTCTTTCGAAACCATTAGTAATTTTATATTACCCTTTCTGGGAAAAGTTTCATTCTCTTAAATTTTTATTTACAAAATTTTTATTTATATTTTTAAAATGAATATAGCAATTATTTTTTTATTGATTTGGTGGATACCTATTTACATATATTTAATTATATGGAGTATTAGAATAAGATTTTACGTTAAAAAGAATAAAATTTCTTCGTTAGATGGTCTTTTTCCACCTACTTATAAAATAGGTAAATTAACAGACTTTCAAAAATTAGGAGAAAGTATTACTTATGCTACTGCTATATTTTGTGGTCCTATTTTATTTTTTATTTTACCTAGAAAATTAATTTCTAAACCTATTTTACCAGATGCTTAAAAAAGAATTTTTACCAATAGATTTAGCCTTTAAAATAAAAGAAAAAGGTTTTAAAGATAAATGTTTTATGTGGTATTGTAAAGGTGGACTACACGATGATTTAATTTTTACACAGTATGAAGATGAATCATATTTTTGTTATGCTCCTTTATATCAACAAGCATTAAATTGGTTCAGAAAGAAATATAAAATTGATGTTATCATCAATTCAAATATTAATGATGAAGGATTATTTTATTTAATTACAATAAGTCAATTAAATAAAAAAGGATTATTTACCAGAAAATTTATACACGATGATTCTTTAGAAACAGTTAAAGATTTATTTATGCCTAAAATTTTCAAATCTTATCAAAGTGCACAAAATTATGCTATCAATTATATTCTAACTGAAATGATATGAAATTTACAAAAGAACAATTTAACGAATTAGGTAAATTCTATTTAGATGATTTTCCAATAAATGATTCTAATCAAGATGTTATGTTAAACATATTTAATGTTTTACCTAATCATCTACAAGGATTGGCTCTTTCTTGGGGTTTAAGTGATTCAGTTTTTAGAAATGACGTTTTTGAGTATCTTTTAAAAAAATTATTAAATATGAGTGTTGATGAATATTATGAATCAAAAATTGCTAAAGATTGGTTTGATAATGGAGTAGAAATTGAATTAGATTTTAACAAATTTAAAGATGAAAAAATTTGAAATTTCAAAACATTTAAATTTTGGTCAAATGTATTCAGAAGGTAAAGAATTTCTTTTACCAAGTCTTAATAGAGAATCTTATATTGTAACAGATACTGAAATTAAAAAGGATTCAAAGGATCTTTTAATAGAATTATTATATTCTGGAAATAGTGATTTTGTACCTATTGAAATATTAGATGAAATGTTAGTGTTATCGGATTCTTCTGAAAATCTAATGAGACCTTTTAGATGGTATAAATTTTGTGATAATGTTGTAGCAGATACTAACGATGAAAAAGATTTAGATTTTTATAGAAAACTTTCTTTTCAATGGTGTTTGGATAATTTAGATTGTCCAGAAATTATCTATCTTTATAAAATAAAAATTCTTAATAAAGAATTTACTTTAGCAGATAGAAACAAACAATTTGAAGAATCTTTAGCAGCAATTGATAAATGGAAAAGAGAAACTCCACAAGAAGAACAAGATGCTTTATTTAAACAATATTTTGATACTGAAGAAAGGGTTGTAAAAGAACCTGATACTTGGGAAAGTATTTTACAAGAGTATAATGGAAAAATCAGATTTAATTCTCTTAAACTGATTAATTTTTTAAACGAAAATTTTTATATACCAGAAAGAAAATATGATGAAGAATAAAAATGATATTATTGAAATTGCTGAAGCAATGGGATTCAAAATTGATTACGATCAATGGTCCGTTAAAGATAAAAAATGGATAAGATTTAAATTAAATGATAATTTAGATGAACCTAAATTAAGACTTATTTGGTATAAAGATTCGCTTTTAGTAGAAAATCTTTGTATGGCTTCAGATATTCTTTTTAAAGCAGGACAAAAACATAAAATATCACAAATTAATAAATTAGAAAGCTTATAATGAAAAAATTTGCAATTATAGTACAAGAAATTAAAGATGACTGTATTTCAATGTATGATTTAACTTTACAAGGTAGAATTGATTTTGATTCTGATTTAGGATACGGTGATTATTTTATTAATGGTAAGAAATACACAACAAATGAATTAACTAAAATTTCTTTACATCTTGCTGAATTAGGTGAAAAGATGGAAAAAGATTTTGCAAATCCTAATGATTACATTGATTATTTAGGTACTCTAAGAATTTTTAATTGTTCTATTAAATTAGAAAATTACTTACTTACAAAAATAAATAATGATGATAAAATTGTAATTGAAAATTTAGATTTTTTTGTTGAAAATAATTTAGCAGTTTTTACAAATAATATAAAATAAATTTCCACGTGTCGATTATTTATTTTATATTTACATCATAATCATTAAACTATCAAGTAAATGCTATTTTGTAAGTATTGTAATAGATATTGTAAAAATAAAATTTCCTTAAGTCAACATGAAATTCACTGTATTAAAAATGATAATAAAATATCTTCAAATTTTTTAATATACAATCAAAAGGTTAAAAATAAAAGCATTGTAAAAATAAATACAAATCAATTCACAAAAGCTAAAAATAATAATCAAAAACCTATAGTTTCTCAAACAACAAAAAACAAAATAGGAGAAGCTTCTAAAAAACAAAAATGGTCTAAAGAAAGAAGATTAAATCATAGTAGATCTATGATTCAAGCGACAATAAATCATCCAGATAGTTATTCTTCTAATAATGTTTGTGGAAGAACCAAGTCATTTAAAGTTACCGATAGTTTTAATAATATTATAAGATTAAATGGCAAATGGGAACTTTTAGTTTCTAATTATTTAAATGAATCAAAAATAAAATGGACAAATATTATCGAAGAACATATATACTATTTTTGGTTAAATGAAAAAAGAAGATATTACCCAGATTTCTTTTTACCAGAATATAATATTTATATTGAAGTTAAAGGATATGAAAGAGAAAGAGATTTGGAAAAATGGAAAAGTATTAAAAATAAATTGATTTTAATAAAAAAGAATGAAATATTTTCAATTGAAAATAATAAATACGATATATTATCAAATATTAATAAATTAAAACAAAAATGAAAAAAATTATTCCAATATTACTTTTATCCTTTTTTATAGTTAGTTGTGTTGATTCTGACACATACGAAAAAGAATATAAAGATCGTAGAAAAAAACAATATGAAAATCTAAATTATCAACCGACAAATTCTAGTGAATATCCAAAAAAGGTTTATATAAATGATCATATTGATTACATTTATGTAGGTTCTGATAGTTGTGAATACGTATCTCATTATATCGGAACTGGTGGTTATTCATCTGAAAATCAATATTTTCATTACTCTCAATGTAAACATTGCTCAACTGTTTTAGATAGAAAATTAAATTCTTTAATTAAAAAATAAAGATGAAAAGATTTTTTATAGTATTAGTATTTTTTGTAAGTTGTGATACTCCAAAAGAAACTAAAAAAACTGAACCTTTTATCAATCATGAAGTTGATAGTTGTGAATATGAAAAAATTTTTACTTATACAAATTAAAAAATAAATAAAATGTTTCCATTCTTAAATATAGAAAGTCTTTTATCTTCTATGGACGAACATAGAAAGTATCAAGAAAGAAAAGATAATTTTAAAAAATACGAACTTCATTTAGAAGGCGATAAATATTTAGGTTCTTATAAATTTAATATTCCATTTAATTATGTTAATGTAGATTTTACAAAGAATTTAATTATCTTTAAATGTGAAAATGGTACTGTAGATGTTTATGATACAAGTCCTAAATTTATTACTAACTGTTTAAGTGTCGAAGATCTTGGTATGAGTGTGATTCTTTGTAAAAAGAAAGAAGGTGATTATACAGGACAACTAATTAATTATGCTACAGGTAAAAAATCTAAATGCAAATCATATAGAGTCGGTGGAATGATGTCAAAATTTAATAGTCAAGGAAATATTGTTTTACATAAATCTTTTAGTGAATCTTGTGTAGTAAATTTAAAATTAGAAGAGGTTTTTCTTAATACAAATTTGCTTGATTACATTTATCTAGATAATAATATCATTTCAATTGGTGATAAATTATATTCAGCTCTTACTGGCGAGTTCTTAACAAAAAAGGCTCAAACTTCAATTAAATCAAAAAATAGCATTTTTATAAATCCTGATTATGGTTCAAATGAACCTGTAATTGAAATTAACAAAATTACTTGTGAAATGATTAAACACGAATAGTTTTTAAATTCATTTTAATTGATTACATTTATTAAATGGTTCTTATAGTTTAAATTTCTTAAAAGAAATAGAGGATAAAACGCCTAGTGTTAACCACTTAATGACGAAAGCAGGCCGTAGTCATACCTACGATTGAAATTAATATTTCAACTATGTGGATTCGATTTCCACTAAGAACCCAAGAGAGTGATAGTGTAACTATCGAATGGTAAAAGTATCCGAGGCGGGTACGAGAAAGTCCGAATCTTTCAACTCTCCAAAATTTAAAACATATAAAATGACAGAAGGAGATAATCAGTTAATATTTAAAGTCAGTAAAACTAATCCTAAAAAGAATGCTAAGACTTATGAATTAAACACTATATAAGATATGTATAATTGTGTAACTCATAAGAATATAGATAAATTTTTACATGAATTTGAAATAACTTTTCGGATGTTAATTTTAGCAAAAGAAATAAGAAAAGACGGTATAAAGAAAGGTACAATTCCCAAAAATTCAAAAGATATGACTGTTCATCCATTAAAATGGACAGACGATTAAAATAATTAAAAAATAATATGAAAAAGAAAATAAAAGTATTTACTACAGGAGTCGGTCCAGAAACTGCCGGAGAAGTTTTAACAAAAAAGATTGAAGAATTTATTATGCAAGAAAATATAATTGATATTATATCTTGTGAAGCAGATTCTAATAAATGGGGTTGGATGATAGTTTTAATTTATAACAAATGATAAAAGTTTTTTTAACAGGTAGTATAGCTTCTGGTAAATCTACTATATCTGAAGTTTTAAAAAATAAACATAATATTCCAGTGTTTAATTTTGATGAAGAATGTAAAAAATTATATTCTGATAAAACTGTTTTAAACGAAATAGCTTGTGGTTTAGGACCTAATATTTTATCAAATGAACGTGTTGATCTTAAAAAAGTAGCAAAAATGGTTTTTTCAGATGATAAAAAAATGAAAATTCTTAATAATATTTTACATCCTAGAGTTTTAAAAAATTATGATAATTGGTTATTAGAACAAGATGAAGATATTACTATAGCTGAATCTGCTATAGTTTTTGAATATCATTTATATAAGCTCTATCAAGATCATCTTATTTGTATGGTATTTGCACCTACAAAAATTAGATTTGATAGATTAATTAGTAATAGAAAAATGACAGAAGAGGATGTAAGAAATCGAATGTCAAAACAAATATCAGATTTAGATAAAATGGATCTTTCAGATTATATTATTTATAATGATGGAAATATTAAATTAACAGATCAGATTGAAAATTTTATTAGATTTTGCAAAAACAAAGGAAGTAAAGAAATTCAAAGAAAGATAGTTACAAAATTACTTAAGGCTGCTAGTTTACTTAAAAATACTAAACTTGCAAATTATGTCCCTTTAGATGAAAATCAAATAAAATATATTTGCGAAGAAAACAATTTAACAAGAGATGAATTAAATAGTTTTCTTCAAGAATTTTTTATTAAAGACGTATCCGAAATAAGAAAAAATAAATAACACTAATTTAAATCAATTATGAGTATAGATTCAGAAGGAAACATAACAAATAAAAGAAAACGATATACAAAAGAGTATTGCGAAAATAATATGGTTGTTATTAGAGTAAGAGATGAAAAAGATTATGAAATTTTAAAAAATATATTTGATAATATTCATAATTATTCTTCAAATATGTGCTATAGATTTAATATGTGGAATGGGACTCGAAGAGGTTCTTGTGATGCAAAATATTATAGTGATTCTGGTTTTGAAGTGATAGATGTATCTGATTTGGAACTTTATGGAAAGAAAATAATTGGTTACAAGTTTAAAGATACAAAATATTTAAATGCATTTAGAACATTAATTTGGGAAGATAGAAATTATCAAGGATTGGACCCTAAAGAAACATTCCAATTAAAAAATGTTGCTGGTTGTGCTTTTGAAAAAGATTCATATTTTAATATTATTGCTATAAGATCTGGAGTACTAGATGTTTGGTTTGAAGAAGTTTACGAAAAGGAAACAATCAAATTTAAAGTAAACTCAAATGAAAATTTTATAGTTGAAATTAGTCCAAAAAACTTTATTACAGTTTTAGATGAAAACAATATTTCTATACATAATATAGATTATGCAAAACTAAAATTTATATATGATAAAATGAAAGATGCATCAACATCTTTTAATGGATGGTCTGTAGAAATTAATACAATTGATATAGGTTGTAAGAAAAATATATCTTTAACTGATATTAAAAAAATTTTAGATATTTATAATTGCTAACATGAAAACTCTAACATTTCTATTTTTAACACATCTTAATTATTTAATAGTTACTAATGTTGAATCTTTTGGTAATGGTTGTATTTACAAAGGAGATCAATATTTTACTAAAGAGGTAAAATTTCCATGTAGAAATTATTCTTATTTAGATTCTTGTTACAAATATCAAATAGGTGATACAATTAAATTTAAAAAATAAACAAATGACAAAAAAAGAAAAACAAATACAAAATAGAGCGGATGAGTTGCAAAATGAACTTCATCTTATGGTTAAATTAGTTGTTGAAACATCAAAAAACGATCCTAAGTATAAAAACTTGTCTCATCAAGATGTGACTAATGTATGTTTTTTAAGAATGTTTGCAGAATTAGAAATTAAAATGCAAGATAATTTAGAGGAAATAAAAAGATATGCAACATCAAATAGTGGAAATTTACCAGAATAAATTTAATTTTATTCATAAAAAAGCTCTTCATATGAAGAGCTTTTTTTTTATTTTTGTAATATTAGTTGTATAAAATTATCTAAAGTTTCTTGATAATTTTCTCCAGTCTGTTTATAAATTGCTTTATAGTTTGTAATTTTACCAGTTCTAGTACAATCATAAATTGCTGTATGCCATCCTAAAAGATGTACCCAATGTTTATTGAAATGATAATTAATACCATTAACCTTTATTAAAAAGGCTACTGTCTTAGTATCAGATGGTATCTGTTTACCAAATTTATAACCTTCATACGTAGAAGTAAATGGTACTTCTTCTAATTTCTTTGTAGCTATCATAATTAAGATTTTACTTCTTCTTTAGTATCTTTTGCTACATCAATGCCTTGTTCCTTAGCTTGAATTTCTGCTTCATGTTCAGCTGCAACCTTTTTTAAGTTAGCTTCGAAATCTTGTAACATTTTTACTGTTGCTTGTAATGGTTGAAAAACTGCTACAAATTTAGTGGCTGCATTAAAAGATTTACCTTCAACTTTAGTTAAAAAATACTGAAGACCTTGAATTTGATGATTAGTTAAATGTAAAGTATTATCTTCAATTACTTTAGAATCTTTTTCAATTTGATTAACTAAATCATTAAAGCCGGTTACTAAATTTACATATACTAAAGAATCTTTACCTGTCCAATTTACATCGTCTCTAAGAAGATTTCTTAGATATTTAACATCTGAGGCATTACCTAAAACATATGGAAAAGTACCACTATAATAGTGTTGTAACAACTTATCTAATTCTATTTCTTTTGCTGTTCTAGTATCTGGTTTTTCTTCTACTTGTGCAGTATCTTGTACTACATCATTTTGTACTTCTGTTGCTGTTTCGTCTTTTACGATTTCCATTTTGTTTAAATTAAATTTGTTTATTTTTATAATACAAATAGTAAAAATGTTTAAAAGAAATTTCCACTTTTTGATTTTTTATTTATATTTACTTAATATTTAAATATAAACTATGAAAAATTTAAAAATTGGTTATCTTCAAATTCGTTACAATTTCTTAAGAGAGAAAATAAAAACTCTTAATTGGAAAAGAAGTCTTTTAGTTGATGAAATTAATCATGTTTTCGATAAATCAAAAGATTCTAATTTATCAAGTACAGAAATAAAAAATTCAAAAGTAGTTCATACAATGATAGAGACTTTAAATCAAAATAAAAGATCTCGTCTTAAAACTATAAATGAAATTAAATGGAATAAGAATCAAAGAAAAGAATTACAAAAATCTTAAAAATAAAAATATGACAATACCTAAATTTTTTGCCGTAGAAAGAGAAGACTCTATAGAATATAGAAATTATATTAAATGGTTGAATAAAACTTATAATACGAATTGGAATGGCTTTTATTATAATTATTATGGATATGATGGCTCAGATGTAAATAAAGGTACAAATTGTTTTGATTCATTATTTAATTTTAAAAATAATCCAGTAATTTTTACAGCTAAAGCTTTTATGGATTTGTTAAATAATTTAAGTGGAAATTCTATAGAAAAACCAAAAACTTTTAAAATTGTTGGTAAACCACATCAATTAGAATCTATTTTTAAAGATTTAGAAGAAATTGGTTACTCTCTTTCTAGTAGATCAACAAAGGATTTTTCGAAAGCATGCTATATGCATTTACAAATAAATGCATCTGTTGTTAAAAAGGATAAAAAAATTAATTATGTGGAGTTTACAAATTATGCTGACACAAATACAGATTTAATTTTTAATTTACCAAATGATTATAGTAAAGCTTTAGAATATGCAAAAAAAGCTTTTAATTCTAATTTTTGGAAAATGCTTCCTTTAAAAATTTCAGGTTCTAATAAAGATATTGATATTATTTACTTAGATAGTAATACTATTGAAGTTGAAGGCATAAAAATATCAATTAGTAGAATTAAAAACTTAGTACAAAAATATAAAGAGACAGAATCAATTGGTGCAGATTGGATAATTTCTGTACCCGTACTTAATATTGGTTGTGTTAAAAACATTCCATTATCAGAACTTGAAAAAATAATTACTTTTAATGAATAAGATTATCGAAATATTTAATGAAGACAAATATTTAGAAATTCCATTAAATAATGGTGATAATCTTTTACTTGTATCTTTTCCTAGATACAGTAATGTATGTTTTAAAACAGTTGATAAATATTCTGAATTACAATACACATTAGATGGTAAAACTAGAATACCTTTTGAGACAACAGAAGATTATAAATATTTAGGTAATTATTATGTTTCAAGAAATGAAATAGATTTTGAAAATTCTGTTAAATCAGAATGGGTTAAAAATTTAGAAAATAATAAATTTGAAAACTATTCTAAAGATTTTCCAAGATTAAAATATTTTGATACTTTAAATAAATCATTTTTATCTCTTTTATATCATTCTATAAAAGATCAATTTCAATATTACAGAAATCCTTTTGGTTTTAGTAATATGCTTTATAGATATTGGTTTGCTGGAGATGATACTGCTTGGATTGAAGCAGAAAACCAAACAAAACCTAAAATGTTCGCAGTATTACTTTTAGAAAAATAAATTTTTTTATCTCGATATTTTTTATTATATTAATACATAAACTATTTAAAAATTATTCAGAGGATTCATCGCTGGTATTTTTTTAACAGAGGAAATTGGGACTACACAATCAACTATAGGAGATTCTAAAAGATCGATTGTACTACAGGAGTAGAAACTGGAACAGATTTAGGTTAATGATTGGCTTATAATAATCGGGTTCAGGATTAGACAAATGATGAAATAAAACAGAAATCCAATTACGCTCAAATATTTTTAAAAATAGTTTAAAATAAATTTTTTCGTTACGAAACTTTTATTTATATTTACTTATAACAAACAAATAAAAATTAATCAATAAGATTGATATATAATTTATAAAATGACAACAACAGTTAACATAAAACCGATTTTTAAACCCTTTAGTTTTTGTATTAAAACAAAATCTAAGGATAAATCTCTATTATGTTTGACTTAAAACGATAAGTTTAATTTGTATATAGAAAAATCCTTAGATCTTAAAAAATCTAAGGATTTTTTGTTGTTATATTAATAGCGGGCAGTTCCACAGATGGATATATGGGCTAGTTTTGGAAACTAGTGTTCGCGGGTTCGAATCCCGCTTGCCCGACAAGAATAAGTTCTTTTAATATTTGGAGAAGTAGCTCAGTATGGTAGAGCAGGGACCGTATGGGTCCTGTGTCGCAGATTCGATAACTGCCTTTTCCACAAACGTGACTTTAGCTGAAATAGATTAGCGGATGGTTGAAGCCCATCAGATGTTAGCGCGATACTAACAAGTCACACAAACGAAGTTCTTTGAAATAAAACAATTAAGTTTTCATAAATAAAATAAATAATACTTTTATTTATGAAAAAGAAAAAATTGTATACGATTTATAAGATAACTAATCTTTTAAATGAAATGATTTACATTGGTCAACATGTAACAGAAAATTTAAATGATTCTTATATGGGTTCTAGTAAATATCTTAAAAGAGATATAATAGATTTTGGTTTACAGAATTTTAAAAAGGAAATTCTTTTTATTTTTGAAACTAAAGAAGAAATGATTGCAAAGGAAAAGGAATTGGTAAATAAGGAATTTACGAAAAGAATTGATACTTATAATAGATCTTTAGGTGGAGGTGGTTTATATACTTTGGGACAAGTATCAGTAAAAGATAAAGAAGGAAATACTTTAATGGTATCTATACAAGATCCAAGATATTTAAATGGAGAATTAATTGGAATATCTAAAAATACTGTAACAGTAAAAGATAAAAATGATAATTATTTAAAAGTATTAATAAATGATCCCAAATATTTATCAGGAGAATTAAAGCATAATTCTAAAAATCAGGTTACAGTTAAAGATAAAGAAGGAAATATTTTTAATGTTTCTAAAAAAGATCAAAGATATTTATCAGGAGAATTAAAATATGTATTTGCTGATTTAATATGTGTTAAAGATAAAAGTGGGAATAAATTTCAAATACATAAAGATGATTTTTTAAAAAATAATAATGTTCATGGAATATTATATAATAGAATAAAGGTTTATGATAAAAACGGAAAAGGTTTTTTTGTTGAAAGAAATGATTCCAGATATTTATCAGGAGAATTAAAGAAAAAATTAATGCAACAGTAGCTGAGATGGTTTAGCGCCGGGCTGAAGACTCGGGGACATGGGTTCGATTCCCATCTGTCGCACAAAATATAATTTAAAATGAGTAAAATAGAAAAGAAAAGAAGTAAGATGTTAGAAAGAATTAATTTTCTTGAAAATGAACTTAGAGATTCTTTAACAAAAAAGGATTCAGCAACTAAAGAAATTGATGTATCATCTCATTCTAGAAAAATTTTAGATTTAAAGAAAGAGTTAGTTCTTTTAAAGTAAATAATGCAGATATAGTCTAAGTGGCCGAAAGCGGGGGTCTGCAAAACCCCTTAACGAAAGTTACATCGTTGGTTCGAATCCAACTATCTGCTCAAAATTGCATCGGTCGTGTAGTGGCTATCGCATCCGCCTTTTAAGCGGACGGATTAATTTCCAATCGTGGGTTCGAGTCCCACCCGATGCACAAATAAAAGTTCTTTGAAATAAAACAAATGTATTTTTCAATTTAAAATAAATAATACTTAATTTTAAATGGAAGAAAAGAAAAAATTTTATACAGTTTATCGTATAACTAATCTTTTGAATGAAATGATTTACATTGGTCAGCATGTAACAAAAAATTTAAATGATGGTTACATGGGTTCAAGTAAATATCTTTCAAAGGATATTAAAGAATTTGGTTTAGAAAAATTCAAGAAAGAAATTCTTTTCATCTTTGACACGAAAGAAGAAATGATTGCAAAGGAAAAGGAATTAGTAAACAAAGAATTTGTTAAAAGAATTGATACTTATAATAGAAGTCAGGGAGGTTGTTTTAATGTTTCAGGTCAAGTTACAGTAAAAGACAAAGATGGTAATACTTTAATGGTATCTACACAAGATCCAAGATTCTTAAATAAAGAATTAATTTCTATTTTTAAAAATAAAATTTCAGTTAAAGATAAAAATAATAATGTTTTTAAAATTTTTAAAAATGATCCTAAATATTTATCAGGAGAATTAAAACCATTTTTTAGAAATAAAATAGGATGTTTTGATAAAAATGGTAAAATGCATTTTGTTGAAAAGAATGATATACGATTAAAAAATAAAGATTTTATAATTTATGAAAAATATCAAAAAATTAAAGAGAAAAAATTTCTAAAAACTTCATATATTAAAGAAACAATTTTAAATTGTGATATAAATTTTTCAATATATGGTTGGAGAAATAAATTATCAAAACTTTTAAATATGCATCCTAATTCATGCGATTTATGGTTAAAGAAAAATATGTTAGATTTTTATAAAGAAAAATGTTTTGTTCAAAAGTATATTAAAAAATAGTTCAGTGGCAGAGTGGTTTAACGCAGCAGCCTCTTAAGCTGTCCTCGAAAGAGAATCTTGGGTTCGAATCCCAACTGGACTACACATTGGAGAGTACCGAGCGATCCTGATAAGATCGATATTCGTAACTGGTGTTGCAAATGAGGGATCATAGCCCTTCTCTCCAACATATTGAACCGTAGCTTAATCGGGAAAGCGCCAATCTTATACGTTGGAGAGAATGGGATCGTAACCCGTGGGTTCAACATATAGAGATGTACCAGTGGTGTCTTATACACACTATATTCGTAACTGGTATGTTGAAAATATGGGTTCAAATCCCATGACTACTACAAACAATTTAAACTGAATAGAAATGAACCCATTAGAAATGTCTCAAATAGAAGTTGAAAGACTTTTAGAAAGTGAATTCCCTGTTCGTAGAATTTGGTTTCATAGATCAAAAATGAATTCTGTTCAATTAACTGTATTTTTTCCAACAGGAGAATATAGAATTGCAACACAAATGACAGTACCAAAATTAACTATGGATCTTCTTAGAAATTTAGTTAAGAATACTGTAGCAGAATTACATTAAATTGTTAATAACTTCTTTAAAAGATTAAATACGAGATTTCCACGTCTCGTATTTTTTGTTTATATTTACATTATACAAATTAAAACATACAATGAAATCTAAAAAAGAAGATACTAAAGTTCCAGTAAAGGAATTAAGTTGGTATGATAAATTAAGAATTTCTCAAAAAGAGTTAGCTAAAACATTAACTCCAGTTTCAACTAATTTAAAAGCATATTCCAGTCAATTTGGTAATTTAAAAATGGCTGTTTTAGATCGTATTGAAATGGATACTCTAGAAAATAAACTAACTAAAGAAGAGTTAAAAGATTTAGAAACATTTAGATCTGGTGAAAAATTCGGATTTAAAGAAAATCTTGTTAATCTATTAATGACATATGCTTATGAAGCCGGTAAAAATTCTAATAAAAATTCTTTCAATGCAAGAATAAAAGAAATGAATGATGGTTTTGAAAAAATGAAAAATATTTTAGATGATATGGGTTACATTGATAATACTGAATATTAAAATGAAAGCAAAATATTTTTTAAAAACCGTAGTAGATAATAGAACTAATATTACTCTATTTTCAGAAATAAACATAAAATCTATAACAGATTCAAAAATGTTTAAAAATTCCGATTCTTTATTAATTGAAAAATTTATTGGTGAAAATAAAGAAATTTTTCAATATGATATTAGCAAGGTTGCTTCTATTAATGAAGCTTTAGCATGGTGGAAAAAGTTAGGAAACAAAGATAAAGATTTCTATCAAAGAGAACTTAACATCAATAAAAATTATATAAGCTTATCTGATAATGAAATAAAATTCATTTACGAAAATCATGAATCAATTTGTTAATAACTATTTAATACGAGACTTGGAAATCTCGTATTTTTTATTTATATTTACATTATACAAAATAAAATGACATCAAAAGAATTTTCTAAAAAGTATGGTTTTCCTAAACCAAAAAATACAAGAGAACGTCATATGTTGATAATGAGTAATTTATCTGACATTCAATTTTTTAATACCGATAAAGATACTCACGACAGAATCAATAATCTAAAATCACTCATCATAAATTTAAAGAATGAAAAAAGGATTTCTAAAAACAACCGAAAATAGTCCAACACTTAATATTGTTGGAAAAGTACACGATAATGAATTTTTGATTTTAGAAAATTCAGATGATGTATTAAAATTTTCTGAACCTTATGTACAAATAACTGCACAGAAAAATATAGATGCATGGTTTGGTTTCAGATCTCAAAATTATAGAACTAAATTTAATGATTATTTAGTTCATGAAGGTATTAATGTTGCTCCAGAAACTACACTATTAGCCATGAGATTAATGGTAAAAGAAACCGACACAAGTATTATTGAACTTTGTGAAATGAGTGATAAAATTATCTACGACAAAATTAATCTTTTACATAGAAGTTTAGAATTAGGTAAATATGTAAGAGTTAATTCTAAAGGTGGTCTTTGTCCGATTAATACTTTAGATGATTTAGACAGTTTCGAAGAATTAGAAAATGATTCAGAGATTGTTAATTTTATTCAATATAGAACATTTAAAAATAAAGAAGCATTAGAAATAAAAGAATCATCTGTTATTATTGAAAATGATAAAAGAATTGATGAAAGTTTTATTAAGGAATTGAAAAAATATGAAATTGAAAAGTTTTCATCTTTAACAGAATTTAAAACAAGAACTCTTCTTTTTAAGGATAAAGATTATCTTGAACTTTTTCAAAAAGGTATTGAAAATGGATTAAGAAATATTTGTTTTGAAACTACAGGTCAAGATCAACACTCACTTATTAAGATGAATATTTTATTAAAAACTCTTCTGAAAATGAATGCTGATAAAAAATTTAAACTTTTTATTAGCACTTACAACAAAACAACAAAAGATATTTTTCAATCTAAAGATAATTTAGAAGTTATTAACATTAAAAATTAAAATTTCCAGATTACAATTCTTTTTATTATATTTACATAAATCATATTAAAAAATGACAACTAAACAAATTACAGTTCGTATATTAGATGAAGAAGAGATTAAAGAAGCTATTAGGCGATATCTATTAGATAAATTAAAAAATGATGGATACGTACAAAGCTTAGATGATATTGAATTATTATGTGATGTCAATCTTTCACAATTACCAATTTCTGCAAAAATCACTCAAACAAAATAAAATGAAATTTAAAAAAGGCGATAAAATAATCTGGGATTCTGGTTTTGGTTACGAAATTGGAATTTTTCTAGCAGATGACAAAAAGATAATGGGTTCATATCTTGTTGATTTACATACTGGAGTTGTTAGAGGAAAAACTTACAAACCAGAAAGTGAAATTAAGAAATCGTCAACACAACTTCTTTTCGATCTTACTAACAAATATTATAAATTAGCATAATGGAAAAAATACATACAACCGTTGGATTATATCCAAGCGGAGATTGGAAAAAGAATGGCGTATTACCAGAACATTTAGAAAATCATATTCAATATAATAAAGAAGCCAGACCCGGTAGAGCTTTAATTGTAGATGGTAAATGTGTACATAAAGGAATTGGAGTACCAATCGAAGAAATCACTAAGCATGAAAAAATGTTTCTTGAAGTTAAAGATTATAAAATGACAAAATGTACAGCACCTTATAGCTAAAAATGATAACTATATCAAATATAAAATTCAAAGAATCTCATTCTAATAATAGAATTGAAATTATTAAAGCAATTAAAAAACATTTTGGTTGCGGTTTACTTGATGCTAAAAAATATTTTGAAAGTTTGTTGAATACAACAAAGGAAATTAAAATGCATGAACATGATTTTAATTTATGGCAAAAATATTTCGATTTTGATTCTGATAAACCAGAAGAAATAGATTATAATGCTATTTGGATTGACAATAAAAGATATTCTGGAGAAGAATTTGAAATTTTAAGTGAGAAAGCTCATGAATGGAAAAAAACTTTATCTGAAGAAGAACTTATCTATATAAAAGTTTTTCAAAGTAGTATGATTGCTAGAGGATAAAAAATATGAAAAATCTTTTTGTTAGTTACGAAATTGCTAAAATGTTAAAGGATGTAGGTTTTGATGAACCCTGTTTAGCATCTTTTAATGAGAAATATAATAGAAGTAAAACTATTAGAAGTCTTAAAGATTATAAAAATTCTAATCATCCTAATGGAAATGTTACTGCACCACTATATCAACAAGTAACTGAATGGTTTAGAGATGAACACAATCTTCATATTGAACCTTATTTAGGACATGATGAAGATAAAATTTGGTGGAATATTGAAGTACATAGTATTGAATTTGGTTATGATTATGAACCAATTGAAGATGATTTTGATTCCGCAGATACTTATAATAAAGCAATAGAAAACGCTGTAAAACAAATTATTGAAAGAAATTTTTACAATTAAAATCTTTTATTATATTTTAATATGAAATTAACAGAACTTATAAAAGAGAGAACAAAAATACCAAATATACAAGGGCTTGCAATAGAATTTACATCAGTTTCAAGTGATCCAAATTTTTCTAAAAGACTATGGAGTTCTAGTGTATCTTACTATTCAAATGGTATTAAAATATCTTTAGATGGTAGACTTTGTTTAAGAGTGTGTCCCAATTCTCCATTTAAAGATGATTATTATTTAATACCTTTACAAGAATTTGTTAAATTAAATTTTATTGAAAAGTTTACAATTCAAGATTTAAAAGATCTAGAAGATAAAAATGTCATAGTATCAGTTAGTTGTAATAATAAAAAAGAAGGAAATAAATTAATTCGTAAACTAGGACCATTTGACAATAATGCAAATTTTCCTATTTTAGAAAAGTTCCATATTTGGAGTGATAAAAAAAGTGGAGTAAAATATAGTTGGAATAATGGATCTGATAATTATAAAAATCACATAAAAATTAGTTATAGAGATGTTATTTTAACTCCTTTAAATCTTGATAATAAAAATATAGAATTTAGTTATGATGATTTAAAGGATGCTTTTAATTCATCTAGAGAAGTTAAATTGACTGAAATTCCACAAAATGGAATATCTTCTAAAACAGAATTAAAAGTTTCTCAACTTTATGAAGATTTTTCAGAATTTTACGAAAATAAATTATTTTCTAAAGTAAAAGAATGTGTTTGTGAAATACATTTCTTAAAAGAAGAAAATACCTACGAAATAAAAAAATTATTACACGAATAAAAAATAAATTTCCAGATTACAAATATTTTATTTATATTTACATACAACAAACAAAAACAAACAAAAAACAAAAATGAAAAAGGTATTAACTTTATTATCAGTAGCATTACTAACATTTTCAGTATGCTTAACATCATGTACGGATAATCAACGTGCTAAAAACTTTGGTGGAACTGAAACGATTAATTTACCAGCAGGTGAAAAAATTGTAAATTGTACATGGAAAGAAGATCATCTTTGGTATCTTACTGAACCAATGAGTTCAAAAGATTCAGCTCGTACTTTAACATTTCATGAAAAATCTATATGGGGCGTTTTACAAGGTACGGTAATTTTTAAGGAATCTAAATAGTGAGTAAGATTGTATATGATGATGTTGAAATAGCTCTTTTAGAAGCGGTTTGGTTAATGAGATGGAATAAAGATAAGACTGCACTTTCAGCAGTCTTATCTGTTAAAGAAGCTGAAAAAATGTGTAAAGATATTCGCAAAGAATTAAAAAAGGCTGGATATACGATAACAAAAATAAAATGAGATTAAACGAAGAATATATTTTATGTGCAGCTATATGGTATAAAGAAATACCTCTTAAAAAGATTATTGATGGCGTACTTCCAAAAAATTGTGATAAAGGTTTAGTTGTTACGGGTCATAGACATGGACAATGTATGTGGACTATGGGAAGTTTAACAGGATTAAGAAGTGTAACTAATGCCATTGATGGTGTTGGTGATTACATACAAGGGTTTTTAACAAGTAAAAATAGATTCGTAGATAGAGAAGAAGCTGCTAAAATTGCTTTTGAACAAGGACAAATTAAAAATGAATTAAATAGATTACATTCAGAAGATTTGTATTAAAAATGAGAAATAAAAATTTACCTCTTTCATATAAAGAATATTGGACATCTAAAGGTGACTATGGTCTTGTGAGAATAGAAAGAAGTAAAGAAAGAAAAAGTTTAAGAAAGAAAAAATCTATAAGTAAAAGAGAAAGAAAAAGAGGTTGTGCTAGTTGGTATGATCCTAATTCACCAACTGGATATACTCAAAATTGTTCTTATTATGGTACATGTCAAAGTCCATGTAATGGTGATTGCTAATATTGCGACGTAGCTCAGTGGTAGAGCGTGTTGAAAGTCAGATGTTCGATTCATCTCGTCGCGACAAAAAAATAAATTTTATGAAAGACTATCAAAAAAATACAGTAGCAATTCTTCTTTATAATAATGAAGGAGATATTCTTGCAGTATCAAGAAAAGATGATTGTACAGCATTTGGTTTACCAGGTGGTAAAGTTGAAGCAGAAGACGAATCTTTAGAAGCGGCTGCTATTAGAGAAGTAAAAGAAGAAACAGGATTAGATATTTCTCTTCTTAGAAAAATTTTTTCTTATAAAAATGAAGATAAAGATACTATTGGTACTACTTTCACTGCAGATTGGCAAGGAGAAATAAATACTCAAGAAAAAGGTGTATGTAAATGGACAACATTTGAAGAATTAAAAAAGGGTCCGTTTGGTAAATATAATGCAGCACTAGAAAGACATCTATTATCGACAATATGAAAATTATAACTACTTCAGATACACACAATTTACATAATTTTATACCACAAGAATGGTTAGAATCTGCTGATTGTATTATTTATGCTGGAGATATGACTTCTCGTGGTACATTAAGTGAAGTATCCGAATTTTTAAGATGGTTTTCTAAATTATCGTATAAATACAAAATTTTAATTGCTGGCAATCATGATTGGGCTTTTGAAAAAAATCCTTTTGTATGTAATGAAATGATCGAAAATTTGAATAAAGATTTAACTAATCCAATTATTTATCTTAATGATTCAGGTGTTGAAATAGAAGGCATTAAAATTTGGGGTTCTCCAATTCAACCATATTTTCATAATTGGGCATTTAATAGAACTTCTGTAACAATACAAAAACATTGGGATCTAATTCCTTTAGATACGGATATTTTAGTTACTCATGGTCCAGTTGAGAATATTTTAGATAGAACTCTTTGGCAAAATGCTAATGTAGGATGTCCTTATTTAAAAAATGTAATAGAAAATACAAAAATTAAACTTCATATTTGTGGACATATACATGAAGCATACGGAAAAGAAGTTCAAAATGGAGTAACTTTTTTAAATGCTTCAGCTGTAGATTATAACTATCAAATAGTTAATAAACCACATATTTTTGAATTTATAAAATAACTCTATGTTTAGATGAATGAAACTTTCTTAAGTTTTTGCATATATAATTAATATGTAAATTTAAGATTGTTAATAACTTTTATTAAGGAAGTACTCCCAAAATTTTAAAGTCTCGATAATTTTATTTATATTTACATATAACAAATTAAAATAATATAAACTATGAACATTACCACATTATCAAAAGAAGTTTTTAATCAAAAATCAAAAGAAGCAGTTAATGCTCAATCTCTTCGTAAAGAAGTGAATTTGGTTAATGTAGAATTTATCAATGAAACAACTTTAAAAGTTGAAGATAAAAACATTCCAATTTCAAAAAGAGCTTATCATGATTTCATTGAAAGCCTTCAAATACCAAAAGCTTTTTTAAATCGTTTTTCAACAAGTTTCGGAGCTGAAACAGAAACAGCTTTTATTAATCGTTTGAAAAATTCATTCGCAGCTAAAAGCAAAACCGGTATTATTACTTTGGTCGTTAATCCTAAAGAAAAAGTAGTTACAAATATTTTAGGTGAAAGTAAATCACTTATTAGTAATGAATCTTTTCTTGGATTTGTAACTCAAATGGTTGATCAATACAAATTGGATGTAGTAAATTTTCATCTTGGTGAAAATGGTGAATGTTCTGTAGATACAATTTCTCCAAATAGTTTCTTCTACATTCCCGGAATGAAAGACGAAAATTTTTATGCTGGAACAACTTTTACAAATGCACCAAGAACCGGATTAACAGTTAATCCATATATTCACCGTTTATCTTGTGCAAATGGTATCTCAACAAAATCTTATGAAGAAACTTATAAATTAGATTCTCTTGAACCAGATTCTATTTTTAAATTTAATCAAAATATGCAAGAACTTGCAGCTGTAAATTTTGTACCTAAAAATTTCGTAAATAGAGTTACAAAGGCAAGTATGACTCAATGTTCTTACAAAGAACTTTTAGATACATCATCTAAAGTTTTAACTGAATCAAAAATTGATTTTTATGCATTACAACAATATGTACCAACACAAAGAATGGAAAATGCATTCAATAACTTTGGTATTGATACATTAAAATTAACTAATCACCAGAAACAAAATCTTAAAACAAATGTTTCTATGTGGTCACTTATTAATGCTGTAACTAATCTTGCTAGTAACGATATTAAAGGAGTAGAAATCGGAGAATATAATCGTAAATCTTTAATGGTTTATGCCGGAACACTTCTTACTAAAACTTTTGATTGTGAAAACTTAATCGTGGGTCCTTACGATAATTTTAAAGTTGAAGAACAAGAAACAGTAAATACTGGAAACTAAGAATAATTTTTTAATAACAAAAAAGAGACTCTATTTTTTAGAGTCTCTTTTTTGTTTTATATTTTATAAAAATATTCAATATGCATTGGCTAGATAGACTTAAAAATCACGAAGATATGAATCATTTTCATATGGAGAATAATGGTCCAAGAATTGCTAGAAGAATTGGAGAACTTGCATATCAACAAGCAGAAACGGAAACATTTGAAAAAATTATTAAGATTTTAGATAAAGAAAAAGACAAAATTGATAAACAAATGGAAATTTATCGAAGTGCTAGATCTATGGATAAACTTAATCAAATTATAAGTATCATAGATATAATAAAATATCATCAACCTAAAAAACTTTAACACATTCTAGAATAGAAGATACTTGGATATAGTATCTTATATAAAATAGATAATCATTCATTTAAAAGCATCTAATTAATTATGGAAAATCAAATATCTGGCATCATATTTCATCCGTGCTTTATGAGTGAAGAAGATTTTGAAAATGGAATGAAATCTACTGACTACTATACTTCAGAAAATTTTTTACAAGTTTATAGAAATCATATTGCTGCAAATGAAATTGTTGCAAGTTGCGCTAAAATTTACATTCTAAAAAACTACGAAAAAATAGAATCTTGGAAGGGTTTAGATGTAAAAATATTAGATAATAGTGGTAAAATAACAGAGTATTATAATTATGATGAAACTCCAAGAAGACCTGCTGGTAAAAGATCCGATACAATTGATGGTATTTTAAAGAGAATTGATAAAGATAATAAAGCAAAACATAATCCTATTAATACTTTAACAGATGTTGTTTTAGATACAACAGACACAGATTTTTCTTTAAAAATAAATGGTAAAGATCATTTATGGATTGATGATGAATCTTGTATATTAATTGCAAATTTTATAGAAAATAAAATAAATGGAAAAGGGTAAAGTTTATTTAGAAATAAAAAAATGTAGTGATTGCGCATTTTTTAAAGAAGGATGGCCATATTCTACAGATGGTTGGGATAGAATGGTTGATTGGTTATGTACAAATCCTAAATTTAAAAAAGCAAAAGATAAAGAAAAAAAGGTTGTTGGATATAAAAAAATTGCCGGAGGTGTTGAATGGCACGAAGAAAATAAAATTGAAATACCAGATTGGTGTCCACTTAGAAAAAAACTATGAAAGATCTTGAAATTGGAAATATAGTAGATTTACCATTTAAAGAAACTGGTAAAATAATTTCTATAGATACAAAGAAACTAAATTGGTTTCCGTATAGAATCAAAATAAGAAAAGCAGTATTAAATAAAACAAATCAAATTTTAGAATTTAAAAGAGAACAAATCAATGGAAATAACTAAAGAGTTTAAAGAAAAGTTTATGGCTGACCGTGACGAAACTGGTCGATTTATTGTTACAAGTTTTAGAACTGGTAAAAAATATTTTGTGGAACCTATCGATGAATTTGGTAGACCTGCTGATTGGGGTTCTTTTAATCCAAGTACTGGTAAAATAGAGAATAAAAAAGGATTTGATAAATTTACAGGTTCTATTCCTGAAAAAGAATCAATGATTACTAAAGAAAACGGTTTTGATAATATTGTATATGCAGGAATTGGAAGTTCACCTTTTAGTAAAATAGAAGAATTAGATTCTAAATACGCAACAATTTAAAAATTGTTAATAACTTTAGGTTAAAAAAGAATACGAGATTTCCAGATCTCGTATTTTTTGTTTATATTTACATTATAACAAATTAAACATACAATGGAAAATACAATTTTAAATTTTAAAGATTCAATTACAGCAAAATATATTGCAAAAAATTGGAGTAATAAAAATATGGAAATTTATTTACAAGAAAGAGCTAAAGCTCATTTAGCTAAATTAAAATCTGAAATTAAAAAGAAATAATCATGACAATTAAAAAATATTTAGAGGATTATCTATTTGATGAAAGTGATAACATTCTTAGTAATCCTGGTGGTCGATTCACAACTAGAGATTTTCAGTTATTGTATAACTTGCTTAATGAAAAAGAAGGCAATTATATAATTTTTGAAAATGCTGGTGGAAAACCTTTTGATGTATGGTTAGTTAATGAAAAATACAATTTTGAAGAAACTGTAAAATCACTACAACCTTATGTTTTAGCAACAAAGAATGGTAAAAAAGAGAAAATTTATAAACAATTACCTAAATACTAAAAATAAATTTCCAGGTTACAAATATTTATATTTACATTATACAAACTTAAACTTATAAAAATTTATGACACCGAAAATTTTACATCGCACAGTAAAAATTGATGAAATTTCTTATCATCCAGATTTATTCATTCCAATTAAAACTCATTCTCCATTAGATTATATTTGGACTATTGATGGAGGAGTTCCAAAAGCAACAAATTGGTTTATGTTTGGGGATCCTGGAGTTGGAAAATCAACTATCACAATGGATATTATATCAAATGCTCAAAATAGATCTAAATCTAAAGTACTTTTTATTTCTGCGGAAATGAGTAAAATAGATCTTTATCTTTATGTTAAACGATATCCAAAATTTGGTAATATCGATATTTTATTTACATCAGAATTTGATGATAGTGAATTAAAAAGCGTAGTAGAGACTCAACTTTCTTATGGATACGATATGGTTCTTATCGATTCTTTAATTGAATTACAAGAACAGGTTAGATATGCTTCTGGTATGAGTAACAAACAAGCAGAAGGTTGGATGTTGGATATTATGGATATGCACAACAATGCAGAAAATAAAACAAAATCATACACTACCTTTCTTATTATTCAACAAGCTACAAAAGGTGGTAATTTTGTTGGAAGTAATAGATTGAAACATATGACATCTGGAACAATTGAAATGAAATTTGAAGAAGATGGTGAAAATCGTTACATTGTTTTTTCAAAAAATCGTAGAGGTAATGTTGGGGAAAAAATGTATTTTGATTTATCTACTGGGGGAGATGTACTTTATGATTACGAAAAATTCAAAAAAGAAAAAGACAATAAGATTAAAATGAAACAACTTAAGAAAGAAGTTGATAAAATTAAACATGAAGGAACTTTAGTTGATGAATTATTTTCAAATGCTAAAGTAGAAGAAACCTTAAGTAAAACAGAAGCATAATGCAAAGATATAAACAAATCCAAATTGTACCATGGCTTAAAACTCCAAATGGTACAATTTGGACAACATTTCTAGAAAATGATAATTCTTTCATTCAACCAGAAGATGTTAATCTAAGAGATACTCCATTAGGTGTTGATATTTCAACATTTAGTTATAAAGAATTAAAAGAATTGTTTGAGGAAATATATGTGCCAGTTTCCGGCAACCAATACGATGAATACGATTTTTGGCACAATGAAACTAAAATTTAAATAAACAATTAAACAAAAAAAAACAATGAAAGATTTAGAAGTACATTTGAGCAGAAGCTCATGGCATTACAAGTTACAAGGATGGGTATTTGGTTCAAATCAACCAAATTTTTATAGCCTTTGTCCTTATTTTTGGTTAACAATTTTCTGTATTATAATTTCACCTATAGTTTTGTTGGTGAAAGGATTTATTTATGGAATTTTCCCATTTTTTAAATGGATTGGAGATCAATGGGATAAACATATTGAAAAATTAGTTGAGAAAGATAGAATTGAGATGGAAAAACTAATACAAAGTATGACTCCTGAAGAATTATCAAAATTTATACTTGATAAAAAGCTTAAAAATCGTATGAATAAATTATTTTATATTAGTACAGGAAGATACGATTATTATAGTTTGATTCGATTATGGAAAAATTTAACGGGTAATGAAGACAGCTTTTCTGAAATAGAAGAAAAAATGATAAAAGTTGTAAGAAAAACCGAAGATAAAGAAATTGAAAAGAAAGAAGCTATTAAGAAAAAATTAAATATAAATGGTATTATTAAATGGACTAAAAGATTGGTTGCGGTTGCTGTAACTGCTCTTATTTCATACGGTCTTTTTACAATAGTTATGTATTTTATTAATCATACATTTCATATTAATTGGAAAGTTATTGGAGGATTTATTGGAGGAGTATTACTTGTTTTAGTATGTTTTATTATTGCACTTATAACACTTTCTAAAATCGCAGATAACATTGCAAACGCAATTAAATACGGTGATACTATAGCATGGTATGCTTATCCTTTCTATTGGTTAGCTGTTGCAATTAGTTGGCCATTCATAATGCTATGGAAAATCGTAGTTTTTATTTTTAAATACTTTATGTCAACAAAAGATGATTATTGTCCAGGTATTATTTGGGACGATGAAAAATAATTAATTTTTATAAATATCAAGAAAAGCATTTAGATTCATTTCTAAATGCTTTTCTTTTTGTTTAATGATAGAGAAGGTCTTTAAATATGATACCTTATAAGATAAATTTTCTTACATCTAATGCATTTAAATTAAATCACTTTTCTTAAAATAAATTTCCACGTCTCAATTATTTTGTTTATATTTACATTATACAAAATTAATTATGACTTGTAATTGTGGAAATGAAATACCTTTAAAACGAATTGAATTAGGTTTTAAAGAATGTTTAAACTGTTCAAAAAGTGTTAAAAAATCTGCAATCCCAGTAATTAATCATAAAACTGGTAATGAGATACAAATAGTAGATGATCCTAAAGTAGCTGAAGAATTTTTTCATCTTAGTAAAAGAAAAGGTTTTGGTACTTTAAATGGATTACAATCCGGATTCAAACAAAAGACTATTACAAAAAAGAAAATTCAAAAGATAGAAACAGTTAAAGAATTTTCTGTTAAAATATCTCAAACTCTTGATAAAAGTAATTATAAAGATGAATTTCATTCTTTGGAATTTTTTACTATTTTAGATAATTCAAAAGAAGAAGCTTTACAATACCTAAACAAATTTTTTCAATTAAAAGAAATAAGCGTTGAAACACGAAAAAGATTAATTTACATTTTAAATCAAAACAATGAGTTGGAATCATAGAGTACTTGCACATAAAAACGAAACTTCAGATGAAGTGTATCTTCAAATTCATGAAGTCTATTACAACAAGAAAGGTGTTCCTGATAGTTACACAACTTTAGCCATTTCAATTGGAGCTTCTTCATTAAAAGAAATAAAATGGACTTTAAATAGAATGAAAGAATGTTTGAAAAAACCTATTTTATGGGCTGGTAAAGACTTTCCTAAAGAATATTTAGATTCGGCGAGTTCTAAAGGTATAGAAAAGCTTATTTCTATTTAGTAGAGTTAATCAGAAGAGCTAGAGCTATCATCTCTTTCGAAACCATTAGTAATTTTATATTACCCTTTCTGGGAAAAGTTTCATTTTAATGTAAAAATATTTAAAAATAAATTTCCAAGTCTCATTTTTTTTGTTTAT